GACGTGGCAGAAAGGTTCTTGGAATGAGCCGGTGTGCTGACGTGGCAGAAAAATTCTTGGAATGATCGAAATTCCTAAACTTTCGGAATTTCGATGATTCGATGTTTGTGGTCCCATGGGGGCCTACCGTGGTCGGGGGACGGTCAACGCTCAAGTAAGTGCATGTGCATATGCATGTGCACTTCGGCGGATTTTGAATGTATGTTGGGGAGTGGGGGACAAGTGAGTGTACGTGTAAGGGGTGCTTTCGATTACATTTTGTGGGGGGTCATCTTCCGATCCCATTCCGTGCAAAACCGGGTATACTCCGCTCGCTTCTCCTCCTCCGACATACTGGCCAAATTCTTCGCCGTCCAGTACGCCGCCCATGCCTTACCGAAAGGGGACGTCGGGTGGAAACGCATTTTTGCTTCCGTGCTCTGTGTCGTGGACCCGTACCGACACGTCCTATTTTTCGGGTTTCCCCTTACGCTACGCGCGAAGATGCTATCGCTTGATTGGTAAGGGAATGGTTGGAGAGCACACTGGGTCGGTGGGGGCTTGCCCCTTGTTCTGAAAAAGTTCGGTGGATTTTTTGGTCGATGTGTATATACACGTGCACTTCCGGAATTAGTCATAGGGATTTGTGGTGAGTTGTTACTCGGCGGAGATCTCCCATGAGGTGATCAGGTGGGAGGGTGCATATGTGAAGCTGACGGTGATGTGCTTCTCAGAGTCCACCTCGTCCCAGTCAAGGGTCATCTCGAAATGGTTGCGGTAGTGACCCTCGAGCTTGTCGCGAAGGCGCTCAGCCATCTCCATGGTGCTCGCGTAAAACGGAACAAACTCGGCGGGAGCGTTCGTCGGAAACACGGACGGCATGGTGGCTGGTAGTGTATGTGAATGGGTAAGTGGCAGAGACGAAGAGGGTGACCAGTGCAGACAAAACCTGGGTTTTGCGTGAATACACGCGGCGGCGATCATTCTAGCAGTACAGGTCATCGTCGTCAGCACCGGTGGGCGGCATGCCAAGTGATGACGACGTGAACGCGGACTTTGTCAGTTCTCTCATCCACCCGCAGCACTGCTCGGGTGACAGTGGGGGCTTGTTTGAGGTTGTAATCCACTGGGAGCGTGATGTCGGATACCTGGCATTCAAATGCTCGGTCGCCTTCTGGGCTTCCGTCCAGTGGGTACACTTGAGCGAAGTCGCCATCAGCTGGGCGTTGAAAGAGTAGTAGAAAAGGGGTTCCATCGTATGAGTGCAAGTAAAGACATATGCGTGGACGGTTGACAGGTGTGGACAAAACATAGGTTTGATGCGAAACGGTACGTGCATTACATGGTCAATACTTCCGCGCAAACTTCTTCACCTCGAGGCCCTTGAGCGTCTTCTCGAGCGCGGTCGGCTTCTTCTTGGGCGCCTTGCGTACCGGCTCCTCCTCGGCCACTGGATCGAGTGGCGGCGGAGTCAACACGCGCATGAGAGGCGGTGGAGCAACTGACACTGGCTCCATGCCAAGCTTGACGCGATCGAGCTCGTACACCTTCTTATTGTCGTCCGTCATACACTTGAACGTGATGCGCCCGTCGTCAATCATGGTGCGCAACTCAGTCACCGACGGACCGAGGTTGGATCGCACGAGCGGCCCAGGCAGAACGTCGCTCACCGGTCGAGAGACCAAGGCGCGCTTACGGAACACGGGGCGCTTGAGGAGGACCTCCATTGGAGTTGAGTGGATACATACCGTGCCGCAGGGGACTGACCCGTGCAGACACAACCTACTTTCGGAGCATGTAGAGAGCCAGACACGTCACGACCGTGCATATCACGAGCACCTTGATCTTGTGGTTGATTCGATCACCCACGTCAGAGTTGACAATCGCGGTCGTGTTCGGCGGCCATTCGCGCGTCCTCGAGTAGAAAATCGGCACGTCGATACCTTCGAGCTTCCAAGTGTCTTTTCCGACCAGAGGCTTGTAGTCCGTACTGGCCGTCCAGTTTCCCTCGGCGTCGATGGTGATCACGGCGGCTTCACATGCGTCAATCTCGGCGATCGCCTGATCGGCGATGAACGTGCCTACGAAGCTGAACGGCTTTGCCCATGCATGTGCGCGCTCACGAGCCTCCAGCATCGCCTCCTGTTTCTGCACGGGTGTCTCATTGACGTGCGGTCCATTCACGGGGTCCGAAGGTCCGTCGCAGAAGATCATTATCGAGTCTGGTGGTGTTTTCTTAAAGCGGCTGTGCGCCGTACACATAAATGGCCGAGATGAATGACCGTATTCTGGACCTGATCAAGGAGCGTATGGCGAAGGGCCGCGCACAGTATGGCCACGGTCTCAAGGAAGACTCTGGCTATGACTGGGTGAAAGAGGCGCTCGAGGAGGCGCTCGATCTGTCGATTTACGTCGCGGCGCGGCTTGTCGAGGTGTCAGTTGACAACGTTGATCGTACCAACCATGAGTGAGTTGTACGTCGATGCGTAATAGAGCGTATCGGGTGCAGATGATGACACGTGCCACACGATGGTACCCACGTCCGTCGCCGGGTAGCTCACGCCGGCTGTATACACGTCACCGGCACTATACGCACCACTGACGGTCTGAATGTTGAAGGGCTGACCCGGTGCATCCATGTAAAACACGATCGTCGTTCCACGTGACACGAAGAATGTGGGGTTTATACCTCCGTTGACCAGGTACGCCTGGTTCTGATAATTCTGAAGAAGGTATCTGGTGATTGTCGGTGATACGACGTAAGGAAACTGTACGCTCGAACGAAGTCCGTAAGGACTCTGAACCTCGACAGTGAGGTCCTGGAGCTGAACATCAGTGCTCTGTGCGAACCCGAGCGTGATTCCGGTTTCGCCCGTCGACGCAATGGACACGCCACTCGGGAGTGCGCTCGTCGTATATGCCAGCGTCACCAGGTTGTAATACGGGGATGTCTGTGCGATGAAAAATGTGTTTGCGCTCACAGTGTCGATGATGACCGGTAGGGGTGCAGGTGTCCGGAGTGCCGGCTTGTACTGCTGGATCGTCGCGAGCACGTAATTCGGTGCCGGCCATGCGATGTACTTTACTGGACCGGACAAGCACAGCTCGCCGTTGAGCGGTACAGTTTTGCGCACTTGCTGAATCATCAATCTGTGCGTCGTCATTTCAAACCAGGCTCTCTCCTCGTAGGGTAGGTGGATGGTTTCGCACCACACCTTGTACGTATAGGCGGGCGAAAGCCCTTCGATCAGAAGATCGAGCTGAGTGTACCGGATCGACACGAGCGGAAAGTACGTCCCCTCGAAAGGAAGCCATAGAGGCTGGAACCCAACCGGAACGTGACGCTGCGACTCATTCTTAGCCTCGAGCACCGGACGAATGGTGTTCATGTACGTCGAGTCGCGCTTGTCGATAATCTGTTCGCCGAGCCGGGTCGACATGGTGGTGAAAGTGATGGGGACTGGAACGAGTGCGTCCGTCACGAGGTCATGTGCCGTGATGTATACATAGCCGAGAAGATCACCCTTTGACGTGTCAAACTTGACGAGTCCACCTGGATCGACCCGAACACGTTCGAGCGACATGGCAAATGATACATGTCGCTTGTACGATGAACGAAAAAAGGACATCTGGGGCTCGAGCGTGAGCCAGACGTCCTGTGGACCCTCGACCAACAGTTGTGCACCGGTCGTATCGGTCATATCTATTACAGTCCGAGGTTTTTTAGTCCCAATAAAGCAGTGACGCTGTACCATCCTTGATCTCAATGACGTTGTACCCGACGGCGTACAGGTAGCTGCCAGTCACCATGCTCGTGAATGGCACGGTTTCCGGTGTCACAATCTGAAACTTGTCGATCCGGGAAAAGTTGAGCGTGCCGGTCGGCTGGTAGGACGTCGTGTCCAGGCAGAATGGGATCACGGCGACGTTCGTGTTGCTGAAATAGCCGTTCGGTGCATGGTAGTATGCGTTGACGTCAGTCCACTGTTCGAGGTGACGAGACTCACCGACGTCGGTTCCGTTCACTTGGTACTTGAACTGGTAGTCAGCAACGGCTGGCATTCTATTGTCTAGTGAGAGTTTTTTCCGCATAAACAAGTCGCGACACGTCTAAGGAATGAGTCATTACGAGACTCTGGGTATCGATCGAGGTGCATCGGTCGACGAGATCAAAAAGGCGTACCGGAAGCTCGCTATGAAGCACCACCCTGATCGGGGCGGTGATCCCGAAAAGTTCAAGGCGATCAATCAGGCACACGAAACGCTCTCCGACCCCGAGAAGCGTGGCCGATACGATCAGTTTGGGACAGATGACCCTCAGCAGCAAATGCCACAGGGTCCAGACATTTCGCAGATGTTCCAGAACATGTTCGGTGGCGGATCAGCCGGGCCGTTTGGTCATGGCCAATTTAGTGGCGGTGGGCCTGGGCGACGCGGTGATCACAAGCACGTCATCGAACTGACGCTTGACGAGGTGTTCACGGGTGTTACCAAGACGATCAAGGTGACCATCTCCAAGCCGTGCTTTGCATGCCTGAAGAAGTGTTCCGTGTGTAACGGCGCCGGCATGCTCAGTGAAGTGCAAAACATGGGCTTCATATCGCAGATGTTTCAGCGGCCGTGTCACCAGTGCCAGGGTGGTGGTCAGATACCGCAAGGCTGTGCACAGTGTCACCACCAGCGTCACGTGACCAACGCCGCGTCAATCAATCTGAACGTCGCACCGGGCATCGAAGATGGCGTGTCTCAGGTGATCGAGGGACTCGGCGAACAGGCGCGGTCGCCCAACGAGCGCCCGGGCAACCTGAACGTTATTTTCCGCATCAAAAAACACCCCAAGTTTGAGCGAAATGGGCACGACCTGCGATACAAGCTCACGATTTCGTTCGAAGAGTCAGTCAACGGGTACGAGTTTGTCGTACCGCACTTTTTGGGCCCCCTGACGGTGCGGACACACGACCTAGACAATGTGATTGATCCGCGCAAAGACTATAGACTCGAAGGCAAAGGGCTTACGAAAGAGGCGAATCTGTATATTAACTTCGATGTTCAATACCCGCGTGTCCCCCACTCTACAAGTCCGCGTACGACACAGTAGGCGCGATGCGGTAGCTCTCCATAAGCATGCGAGTGAACGTCTCGTTCGGAAACTCGCCGTTGTGATCGTGCACATAGCTCAGCAGTGCGCGGCCGGCATATCCTGCATAGTGGTGCAGCGTCTCGGGTGACATCACCGGGTTGATCGGAACCGCGCGCAGGCGCCGGATCCACTCCGACTCTGACGTCATAACAGTCGGCGCCACGTTGTCCATAGTGTACCAGGCAGGTCCCGTGAGCGGCGGCGGGGGCGGCGCAGGCAGCGTAAAGGGCGCGCGGCACATCGGGCACGGCGCCTTGACCGTACGGCGGCGCGTCGTACCGCCCGTCGACCCGCGGCGCGTCGCCCACTCAGTCAGGCACGCCGTGTGAAAATAGTGACCGCACTTAGTCTTCGTTCGCTCAGATGGCGCCATCTCGTTCATACAGATGGCGCAATCAGACGGAACGTCCGGGAGGAGACCCCCCTTTTTCGCATGCCGCCAGCACATCTCGAGGCTGCGGTACCGCGGGCACTTGCACGGCTCACCCTTGGCCGTCGTGCCGGTACACGGCGGCCAGGTAGCAGCCGTCGAGTCAGTCGCGCGCGCGCTCTTGTTGTAGTGGATCAGGCACATGCCATGGTCGGCGCACGCCTTGTTTTTGCACGGCGCCCCCTTGGCCGTCGTGCCGGTACACGGCCCGCGAACCACGCGCGGAGCACGAGGAACCCGGACGCGCGGCGCAAAGGCGCTCATCGGCAGACGGGCACCGGCGGTCACAAAGTCATACTGAAGGTCGCGCGGAATGGTCCCCCAGAGAGACCGGATCGCCGCCACAGTCGTCACCGCAAGTTCGCGCGCGTCAGGGAAGCGAGACATTATGACGTCTAGACGCGAGTGAGTGAAGGTACCGTGTGTAGCGCCTGATCGGTGCAGACAAAACCTACTTTTCAGAACGTTGGACACGACTGTGATCGGCACATGTTTGGAAAAAATATCCTAAGAAGCCTAAACGGAAACTTCCCGTTCCGCCAATACAAATATCTCATCCTACGTAAACTAGATATTTTGACTCTAGACGTCATACTCGCGACACGCGCGCGGATCATCGAAACACTGTTCGTCCTCGATACCCTGTTTGATATTCTGTTCCTGGGCGCGGTAGGCGTGCGAAAGCTCCTCGGCGAGCTCCCATGCGTGTCGACACTCGATCGTATCCTCAAAGTTGTGACAGAGGAGCATGGCTTGATCGACCGCCTGTTTAATCTGACGCTTCGTCACCCGGGTGGGTCTAGGCTTGGAGGTCGACGAGCACCGCTTGGTGGGCCGCGCTGCCATCATGACAACCTTCTGCGCCAGGGTCCGCATTTACGGACACAGAGGTTCTATCTTTTAAGACCGACGCCGACGAGCGAGAATCCACTGAACGAATATCCCGACCGGCATATACAGTACCGGCGATTCATCTCCTTAGTGGGCCATCGCCTCGAGCATGCGAGGGCCCTGGGTCCGAGTGACAACCGCAAAGACCGCTTGCATCGCAGTCATGACGCAACCCATCATCTCATCCTCATCCTCAATCTCCTGATCCCAAAAGTGCGGTACGTACCACGTGGTATTGATCGCCACCTCCGTGCCGATCAGGAGCGTGTTGAGAAACTCCTCCCAGAGTTCCTCGGATATCTGGTCCGGCTTGTGCGTCTGGTAGAATGCGTCGATGATGAGCTGCTCGATCGCCTCAAAGTCAATCTCGACGTGAGTCACATACGTCCGGTAGAGAAACGACGTGAGATCGGCGCCAATGTCACGCTGAATGTCGCGAAAAACGTCGTTCAGCAGTTCGGCCATGGTTCGTGAGTTTGTAGTGTCGTACCGCCCTAAGTGACCCGTGTAGACAGAACATCGAAAAGTACCTCCTTTTTTTGTCAGTCGATGGTAGGATGCGCGATTCGATCGCCAATGGGTATTTGCAATGTCGAGCGCCAACCATAATCATCAACACGGGGAACATTAACGTGAGTAACACGCTCACGCTCACGGGTACGATCGGCGTGACGTCGCTCAGAGTGACTGGAAACATTTACGCGTCAAACGCGCTGACAACCACAAATGTGTTCACCGTGACCGAAACTGTCACTGGTACGCCGGGCGTGACGTCGCTCAATGTCACGGGCAATCTATACGTCTCGAATGCTTTGACGACCACCAATGTTTATGCGACTCGAGTATACGGTGACGGTGGGTTCTTATCAAATGTCACGTCGACGCCGACGAATAATGTCCGAAAAATCACTGCAAACCATACTGTTCTGTTGACGGACTACTATATCGGCGTCAACGGGACGGGCGTGACCGTGACCCTGCCTCTCGGATCGACAGTTCCTTCAGGCAAAACCTATGTAGTCAAGGATGAGTCCGGGCAGGTGACGCCCAACTCAGCCTACCGAT